GACTCAACGATGGCGCGGCGCTGTCGTCTTGGCTACATCGCGTAGGGTGCACGCCGGGCCTGCGCGACGTCGCGCATCTGGACGACACGGCGGCCGACCAAGCGATCGAGCGGCTGGGCCGGTGGATCAGGTCGGCGCTGGGAGGTGTGAGCGATGCCTGACGCCCGCGCCTTGCCCCACGCGCTGGAAGAGATCGCCGACATCATCGGTGAGGCGGCGGCGCTGCGGCTGGCGCAGGCGCGGGGCGGGACGCGCGTCTATATCCCGCATGATCCGACGCCCGGGTGCGTCCTGGCGCAAATCGTCGGCCTGGACGCGGCGCACAAGCTGGCGCGGCTGTATGCCGGCGACCGCCCCGAGATTCCGCAGGCCGCGCGCCTCAAAAACAAGCGCGCGCGCATCCTGCGCGAGGACGGCTCGCAGGCCGCGATCGCCCGGCGTGTCAAATGCAGCGAGCGCTATGTCCGCATGGTCAAGTCGCATGTGGCCCCCGACGACCGGCAGGCCGACCTCTTTCCCGATCCAGCGGACGATTGACAAGTCCACGTCCGTGCGCGTCGAATACGCCTGTTTCCTTCCTCACAATCCCCGGCCGGCCGCGCGCGGCGGAAGCCCTTCCGCCTGATCGACACGGGCGTCGATGGCCACCCTCTTGCGCAGTTGCATCTCGTGAGACGGGGAGCCGCATGACCGCCATCGCCCACACGCCCGACACCTGGCCGGCGTCCCGCTGGCCGGACTTCACGCACGCCGAACTGGCCAGCCGGGAGACCGGCGAATGCCGGATCGACCCCAATTTCATGGACCGCCTGCAAGCGCTTCGCAACGCTTATGGTCGGCCCATGGTCATCACCTCGGGCTATCGGACGCCGGACGAGAACGCCCGCATCTCCTCGACCGGCCAGGACGGCCCGCACACGACGGGCCGTGCCGTCGATATCGCCGTGGCGGGCGCGGATGCGCACGACCTGCTGCGCCTGGCGCTGGTCTATGAGTTCAAGGGCGTGGGCGTTCATCAGAAGGGCGGCGGGCGATTCCTGCACCTGGATGACCTGACCGAGACGGACGGCTTTCCACGGCCGCGCGTCTGGAGCTATTGAGATGAGCGTCTGGTCGGACATCGCCGAGACTGTGGGCGAGGCCGCGCCCGTCGTGGGCAGCTTGCTCGGCGGCCCGGCCGGCGGCGCCGTCGGCCGCATGGTGGCGGGCGTCCTGGGCGTCGATGCGCAGCCGGACAGCGTGGCGTCGGCGCTGCGCGACGACCCCGAGGCGCTGGTCAAGCTCAAGCGGCTGGAGGCCGAGCACGCCCGCGAGTTGCGCCGGATGCACCTGGAGGCGGAGACCGCGCGCCTGGGCGAGGTCAACGCGACGATGCGGGCGGAGGCGGCGGCGCAGGACCCCTATGTCCGGCGCTGGCGGCCCACCTTCGGCTACCTGTGCTCGGCCACCTGGGCGGTGCAGGCCGGCGGTCTCGTCTACGCCATTGTCGCGACGCCGCAGTATGCCGCCGAACTTATCGAGGCCGTCACCGCGCTGACGCCGATGTGGGGAATCGCGCTCGCCGTCCTCGGAATCAACGTGCACAAGCGCAGCCAGGACAAGCAGGTCGCCGCCGGCCAGGCGCCGGGATCCATGTCCCGAGGCGGGGGCCTCCTGGGCGCGCTGGCCGGCCGCATCCAAGGCAAGGGGGCCTCGTGACAGCCTATGAATGGGTTTTGCTCGCGTTCCAGGCGGCGTCCGCGCTCGGCCTGCTCGTCTCGCTGGGGGCCGGATACTACGCCTGGCAGGTCAAGCGCCAGCAACTGCGCAAGGAGGAGGTGGACGAGAAAGTCCGCCGGGTCCACGACCGGGTCGATGCGCGGCAGGGAGAGATCCGCGACCTGACCGACCGCGTGTCGCGGGCGGAAAAACACCTCGAAGACGTGCCCTCGGCCAGTTCGGTACATGAGCTGGCACTGTCGATCTCCGGGGTATCGGGCGACATGAAGTCGGTGATGGCGCAGATGGAGGGTATGCGCGAGATCGTGACCCGCCAGGAGCGCGTCACCACGCGGCTAGAGGACTATATGCGGCAGGTGGACCGTGAGCGCAGAGGGATCAGCGCATGAGCTACGCGGATTTTGTGGCGGCCGAGCGGCGGGCCGCGATCCTGGGCTTTCTGCTGGAAGCCGACGGCACGGCCAACGAGCGCAGTCTGCTGAGCGCGCTCAAGGCCACGCAGTTCCCGCGCCTGACCGCGACGCAGCTCCGCACGGACCTGGACGAGTTGCGCCGCAAGGGCTGCGTCACCCACGAGTGGCTGCACGACGACCTGTTGATCGCCGAGTTGACCGCACGCGGCCAGGACTGCGCGCGCGGCGACATCGAGATCGCGGGCATCGCCCGGCCGGAGCGCATCCGCTGATGGCCCCGGAGCAACGCGCTGGTGGGGAGCGCGCGTGATGGCCCAGAAGCACACAATCGCCTATCTGCCCGCGGACGTGCGCGAGCGCGTGGACCGATTCCTGAGCAAACAGCAGCGCACGGTGGACGAGTTCCACACCTTCCTGACGGAGGATCTCGGTCTCGACCTCTCGCGCTCGTCCAGCCACCGCTACATGCAGGGCTTCGAGCAGGCGGCGGCGAAGCTGCGCCAGTCGCGCCAGGTCGCCAGCGCCTTCGCGGAGCAGCTCGGCGAGGACAGCCTGCAAAGCCGCCAGGGCCGCGTGCTGGTCGAGATGTTCCAGACGCTGGTGCAGGACCTGATGCTTCAGCGCCTACAGGACGGCGAGGCGGCGCCGGCGTTCGACACCAAGGACTTCATGCAGCTCGGCCGGGCGATCAAGGACGCGATGAGCGCCAGCAAGATCGACGTGGACCGCGAAGCGAAGATCCGTGAGGAGGAGCGCAAGAAGGTCGAGAAGGAAACCGCCGAGCGGGTCGAGGCCGCCGCCGCGCGGCAGGGGCTGACGGCGGAGACCAAGGCCGCCTTTATGGCCGAGGTGTTCGGGGACGGCGAATGACCGATTCGCACGAAGCCGCCCGGGTTTTCCTGCCCTATCAGCAGCGGCTGCTGCGCTCGGTCAGCGAAAACGCGGTGACCGTGGTCGAGAAGTCGCGGCGCACCGGCTATTCCTGGGCGGCGGCGGGCGTCGCCGCGCTGCTCGCCGCCTCCGAGCCGGCCGCCGGCGGGCAGGACGTCTTCTACATGGGCTATAACCTGGAGATGGCCCGCGAGTTCATCGACTACGTCAGCGACTGGTCGCGCAAGATGCAGCGCGCCGCCGCCGGCATCGAGGAGTTCGTGTTCCGCGACCCCGACAACCCGGACAAGGACGTCCAGGCGTTCCGCGTGACCTTCGCCTCGGGCCACAAGGTGGTGGCGCTACCCAGCAAGGCGCGCGCGCTGCGCGGCATGCAGGGCCTGGTGATCATCGACGAGGCGGCCTTCCACGACGATCTCGACGAGGTGCTGAAGGCCGCTTTCGCGCTCTTGATCTGGGGCGGCAAGGTGGTGGTGATCTCCACCCACAACGGCGAGGATAGCCCCTTCAACGAGCTGGTCGCCGAGATCCGCGCCGGCAAGAGGCCCTACACCCTGCTGCGCTGCACCTTCGACGACGCGCTGGCGGAGGGGCTCTATCGCCGGATCTGCCGCATGCAGGGCAAGGCCTGGACGGCCGAGGCCGAGGCGGCCTGGCGCGCGGAAATCGTCGCCTTCTATGGCGAGGCGGCGGAGGAGGAGTTGTTCTGCATCCCGTCCAAGAGCGGCGGCGCCTGGCTCAGCCTGTCGGCGATCGAGGCCGCCGCGGCCAGGGGCGCGGACATCCCGGTGCTGCGCTGGCAGTTGAAGGATTCCTTCGCCGAGCTGCCCGACCACCTGCGCGCCGCCGAAACGCTGGACTGGCTGGAAAGTCAGGTGGCGCCGGTGCTGGCCGCCATCGAGCCGCGCGCGCCCGCCTACTTCGGCGAGGACTTCGGCCGCAGCGGCGACCTCTCGGTGATCTGGCCGGTTCAGGTGCTCTCCGACACGACCCGCCGGCCGCCGCTGGTGGTCGAGCTGCGCAACGTGCCCTTCGAGCAGCAGCGCCAAGTGCTGTTCTACATCGCCGACCGCCTGCCGCGCTTTTCCGGGGGCGCGCTGGATGCCGGCGGCAACGGCTCCTACCTGGCCGAGGTCGCCTGGCAGCGCTACGGCTCGGGACGGATCGAGCGGGTCAAGTTCTCCGAGGACTGGTACCGCGAGCACATGCCGCCCTTCAAGGCGGCGCTGCAGGACGGGGAGATCGTGCTGCCGAAGGACCGCGACATCATCAACGACCACCGCACGATCAAGATGGAGCGCGGGGTCGCCCGGGTCCCGGCCGGGCGCAACACCGGCGGCGAGCGCGCGCAGCGTCACGGCGACGCCGCGATCGCCGCCGTCCTGGCGCATTACGCCAGCCGCATGCAGGTGGTCGACTACGGCTACACCCCCGCCCCGCGCGTGCGCCCGAATATCGACGAGGGGCCGGCCGAAGGTCACCGGCTGTCGCTCCGCGCGCCGGACGCAGCGGACGACGAGGTTCTGAACTTTCGCCCCAAGGGAGCATGGTAAGCCATGGACATTCTGGGCCCGGACGGGCAGCCGCTTCGCAAGCAGGTGCTGACACAGGAGATCGCCGGCCCGACGCAGACCGGCGTGCGCCAGATCCTCTCCGGCCACCCGGCGCAGGGACTGACGCCCGCGCGCCTGGCGCAACTGCTGCGCGCCGCCGAGCACGGCGACGCGGTCGCCTATCTGGAGATGGCCGAGGAGATGGAGGAGCGCGACCTGCGCTACCTGACCGTCCTGGGCACGCGCAAGCGTCAGGTCTGTCAGTTGGAGATCGACGTCGAGCCGGCCGGTGAGTCGGCGCGCCACCAGGCCGACGCCCAGCTGCTGCGCGAGGTGCTGGCGCGCGAGGCGTTGCAGGACGAGTTGTTCGACATCCTGGACGCGGTGGGCAAGGGCTACTCCGTCACCGAGATCGTCTGGGAGACCAGCGCCCGGCAGTGGATGCCGGCGCGCCTGGAATGGCGCGACCCGCGCTGGTTCGTCCTCGACCGCGTGGACGGCCGCACGCTCCGGCTCGCCGATCAGACCGCGCCCGACGGCGTGGACCTGCCGCCGTTCAAGTTTATCCAGCACAAGACGCAGGCGAAGTCCGGCCTGCCGGTGCGCGGCGGTCTCGCCCGCGCGGTGAGCTGGTGGTACCTGTTCAAAAACTACGCGGTGAAGGATTGGATCGCGTTCGTCGAGATCTACGGCCAGCCGCTGCGCGTCGGGAAGTGGCACCAGGGCGCGACCCAGGAAGATAAGCGGGTGCTGCTCCGCGCCCTGTCCTCCATCGGCACCGACGCCGCCGCCATGATTCCCGAGAACATGATGATCGAGTTCGTGGAATCGAGCGGCGCGAGCGCGCGGGCCGAGATCTACGAGAACCTGTGCCACTACATCGACACCCTGGTGACCCAGGTGGTGCTGGGGCAGAACCTGACCACGGACGTCCAGGAGGGGTCCCGCGCCGCCGCCCAGGTGCACGACGCCGTGCGCGCGGACATTGAGGCCGCCGACGCACGCCAGTTGGCCGCGACACTGGGGCGGGACCTGGTGCGCCCGGTGGTCGATCTGAACAACGGCCCGCCGCCGGATGGGACCTACCCGCGCTTGCGCGTCGGCCGGCCCGAGCAGGTGGACCTGACGCAGTTCACCCAGACGGTCGAGACGCTGGCCCGGCTCGGCCTGCCGGTCTCGAAAGCGGACGTCTACGCCAAGACCGGCCTCAAGGAGCCGAAGGACGCGGGCGACGCGCTGACCCCGGCAGCCCCCGGCGGGGCGCCCGCTCGCGATCGCCCCGATGCCGAGCCGGACGGCGAACCGGAGAGCGCGACGGCGGCGAGCCGGCCGCCCGGCACACGCCGTTTCAACGACGTGGCCGACGATCTGGCGGACCAGCTCGACCGCGTCGCCGGGGACGCCCAGACGGCGATGATCGCGGAGATCGAGACGCTGGTGGCCGAAGCCAGCAGCCTGGACGAGGTCGCCGACGGTCTGCTGGGCAAGTATCCCGACATCGACGGCACCGCCCTCGCCGACCTGATGCGCCAGGCCCTGGTGGCGGCGGAACTCGCCGGCCGCAACGACATCCTGGGGTGACGCCATGGACCCCAAGCCCGGCAGCGTGCCCTTCCGCGAGGCAATCGACTTCTTCCGGCAAAAGCTGGAATTGCCCACCGAGACCTGGACCGACCTCTGGCAGGGCATGCACGCCCGGGGGTTCGTCGTCGCCGGGGCGAACAAGGCCGAGATCGTCGCCGACTTCAAGCAGTCGCTGGATCGCATCCTCGCCGAGGGGCGCACCCTGGCCGACTTCCGCGAGGACTTCGACCGGATCGTCGCTCGCCACGGCTGGAGTTTCAAAGGCAGCCGCGGCTGGCGCAGCCGCGTGATCTTCCAGACCAACCTGCGCACGGTCTACGCCTCGGGCAAATGGGCGCAGGCGCAGCGCCTGAAAGAGCGCCGGCCGTTCCTGCGCTACGTCGCGGTACAGGACAGCCGCACGCGGCCCCAGCACCTGGCTTGGCACAACACCGTGCTGCCCATCGATCATCCGTGGTGGCGCACGCACTTCCCGCCCAATGGCTGGAACTGCCGCTGCACCGTCCAATCGCTGTCCGAGCGCGATGTGGAACGCTTCGGCCTTCAGGTGAGCGACGCCCCGCCGCCGGTTACCATGGAGACGCGCGCCGTCAACACCGTGAACGGCCCCGTCACGCTCCAGGTTCCCGAGGGGATCGACGCCGGCTTCGCCCATAACGTCGGTCGGGCCGCCTGGGGCCGGGCCCAGCAGCGGGTCGTCATGGACAGCCACGGCGGCTTCGAGGACCTGGTCGCGCCGGGCGGATCGCGGCCGGCCGCGCCAGGACGCCTGCCGGCGGTCCGGCCGGCCGTTGAGTTGGCGCCGCGGGCGGAAGACGCGGCCGGGTTGCGCGAGACCCTGCGCGCCGCGCTGGGCGGCCGCGACAGCCGAATCCTGACCGACCCCACGGGCGAACGCATCGGGGTCACGCAGGCAGTGGTCGATCACATGCTGGCCGCCGATGATCGGCGCGACGGCCGCGAGGCGTTTTTCCCGCTGATCCCGGATCTGCTGGAGGCGCCGCAGGAGATCTGGATCGGCTTTGCCGAAGACAAGACCACGGGCCGCGTCGCCGTGCGCCGGCGTTATGTCAAGCTGGTGGACCTGGGGCGGGAGCGCACCGTCGGCCTGGTGGCGGATGCCGCGGACGGCTTCTGGCAGGCGCTGACGGTGTTCCGCGGCGACAGGCGCGCGGTGCGCACGCTTCGCAAGGGCTTGAGGCTCTATCGGGCCGAATAGCCGTCCGGTCCCCCGCACGGGCCGTGGCGCCCGGCGCCGGCCCCCGGGGTGCGGCCCGACCGACGCCTGCACGCATCAAGATAGGCGTTCATCCGCCCGCTGGGAAGGGCTCTCGGGCAAAACCCGCTCTCGCGCCCGCTGATGGCCTTTGGCGGCCTGAGGGGCTCATCCCCGCCAAAATCTTTTAAACGCGTTTTTAAACGCACTCACGGGCCTTGAGTTCGGTGTTTGAGAGCAATCCGGCGGTGCGCGCGGGGGGTGGAAGGGCGGAAGGGCTTCCGCCTGACGGGTTCGGGTTGGCGATCCTACTGTCGCCGACATCGCCCGCGAGGGCAACCCGCAACCCGGAAGACGGAACGCGCACATGGCATCCAAGCTGGGCACCCGCCTGAAGCAGCTCCGCGACGAGAGGGCGTTGACCACCGCCGACCTGGCGCGGGCCGCCGGAATCGACGAGAGCACCATGACCGCCATCCTGGGCGGCGATATCGAGCGCCCGCCGAACGAGCGCCTGCGCGGCCTCGCCGACCTGCTCGATGTGTCCTTCGACAGCCTGCTGCAGCTCGTGCCGGCGGACCGTCGCGAGGCGGAGCGCGACGCGGAACGCGGCGAGGCCGCCGCCGGCTGCATGCTGGATCTGGCGACCTGGTCCAAGGCGGGGGCCGCCGGCGAGGCGCTGCCCAGCGAGATCCTGCTGATCCCCGCCGGCGAAGTGAAGACCCGGCCGCACGACGGCCGCGCGCCCTGGACGAACGCCAACCCCGAGGCCGTGGTCGCGGCCACCAAGGCGCTCCAGGCGCCGCTGCCGATCGACTACGACCACGCCAGCGAGAAGGCTGCCGCCAGCGGCAATCCGGCGCCGGCGGCTGGCTGGATCGACGAGGTCTTCACGCGTGACGGCGCGGTCTGGGGGAACGTCTCCTGGACCGATCGCGCCAAGGCGCACCTCTCGGCCCGCGAGTACCGCTTCTTCTCGCCCACCTTCTGGTTCGACCGCACCACACGGACGATCAAGCGCCTGGTGGGTGGCGCGCTCACCAACGACCCGGCCTTTTTCATGAAGGCCATCGCCTCTGCCGAAGGAGACACCATGGACGAGGAACAGCGCCAGGTCCTGGCCGCCAAGCTGGGATTGAAGGCCACGGCAACGGTGACCGAGATCGCCGCCGCCGTCGGCCAGTTGCAGGAGAAGACGCAGGCCGCCGCCGGGCCCGGCACCGATCTCGCGGCCGTCGCCAAGCCCGCCAAGCTGGGATTGAAGGCCACGGCAGCGGTGACCGAGATCGAGGACGTCGCCCGCAAGGTGGGCGAGCTGGCGTCGGCCGCCGCCGACGGCGGCACGCCCGACCCCGCGCAGTTCGTGCCGATCAGCGAGCATCGCGCGCTGGCCTCGCGCATCGAGGCCCTGGAGACGGCCGAGGCCGAGAGCAAGGCCGCGGCGGCCGTGGACGAGGCCGTCAAGGCCGGGAAGGTCACCCCGGCCGGCCGCGACTGGGCTCTGGCCTACGCCGCCAAGGACCCGGAGGGCTTCCGCCAGTTCGTGGCCGCGCAGCCCGCGATCGTCAAGGACGGCGCCCTGGTGCCCGGCCTGACCCCGCCGGACGCCGCCGGCAGCGGACTGAGCCCGGAGGAAAAGGCCGTCGCGGCCTCCATGGGGCTCAGCGAGGAGGCGTACCTGAAGTCCAAGAAGCAGCTTGAGGAGAAGGCCCAGTGACCGCGCTCACCCAGGACCGCAACACCCCGTACCGGCAGGGCGACATCTTCACCCATCCGGTGGCGGCGGCGGCCAGGATCTTTGTCGGCGCGCTGGTCGCGCTCGACGCCAACGGCTTCGCCGCGCCGGGCAGCACCGCCACCGGCCTGACCGCTCTCGGCGTCGCGTGGTCGCGGGCGGACAACGGTGGCGGCGCCGACGGCGACATCACCGTGCGGGTGCGCCGCGGGGTCTTCCGCTTCGCCAACGCCGGCACGGACACCATCGACCGCACCCACATCGGCGGCACGGCCTACATCGTCGACGACCAGACCGTGGCCGCCAACGACGGCGCCGGCACCCGCTCGGCCGCCGGCACCATCCGCGACGTGGACGCCCAGGGCGTCTGGGTCGAGATCTAAGGAGCCCCGGCATGCTGTTGAATTCGACCAACCTGCGCACGCTGTACACCGCGTTCAACGCGGCGTTCCAGCGCGGCCTGGGCCAGCACGAGGCGCAGTGGAATGCCGTGGCCACGCGCGTGACCTCGTCCACCCGGAGCGAGGAATACGGCTGGCTCGGCAAGTTCCCCAACGTCCGTGAATGGATCGGCGAGCGCGTCGTCCACCAGGTCGCGGCGCACGACTACGAGATCAAGAACCGCGAGTTCGAGCAGACGATCTCGGTCGGCCGCCCCGACATCGAGGACGACCGCCAGGGCATCTACGCCCCGCTGTTCGAGGAAATGGGCCTCGCCACCGCCGCGCACCCCGACCAGCTCGTCTTCGGGCTGCTGAAGGACGGCTTCACGAAGCCCGCCTATGACGGCCAGAACTTCTTCGACACCGACCATCCGGTGCTGGACGAGACCGGCGAGGAAGTCTCGGTCGCCAACACTGACGGAGGCACCGGCACGCCCTGGTTCCTGATCGACGACAGCCGGGCGCTGAAGCCGATCATCTATCAGGTCCGCCGCGAGTTCGACCTGACCGCGCTCGACAACCCGGACGATCCCAACGTCTTCCACAAGAACGAGTTCGTCTACGGCACCTACGGCCGGTCCAACGTCGGCTTCGCCTTCTGGCAGACCGCCTGGGGCAGCAAGCAGACCCTCGACAAGACGAGCTACGCCGCCGCGCGCGAGGCCCTGATGGGCATGAAGGGCGATTACGGCCGTCCGCTCGGCATCCGCCCGCGCGTCCTGGTGGTCCCGCCCGCCCTGGAGGGCCAGGCGCTGGAGATCCTCAATGCCGAGCGCGACGCCGCCGGCGCCACCAACGTCTACCGCAACACGGCGCGCCTCGTGGTCGTGCCGTGGCTGGCCTAAGGCCGGCGGCGAGAGAGCTTGACTCGCGCGCCGGCGGTCTTAGCCCGCGCGGCGCCTGAGCGTCACGAACGGCAAAAGGGGGACCGCATGGCCGACAAGCCCAGCCGCATCACCGTCACCGCCCGACCGGCGCGCGGCTTCCGCCGTGCCAGGCGTCACTGGCCGCCCGCGCCAACAACCGTCGATGCCGCCCAGTTCACGGGCGAGCAGCTCGGCGCGCTCCGGGCGGAACCGAACCTGGTCGTCACCGAGACGGGCAAGGACGAGGACCAAGCCGCAAGTAAGAACAACAAGTCGGGCACGTAATACCTGGTAGGGGTCCGGGCACCTGGGTGCGGACCCCGCAGCAAGACGCAAAGCTCAAGGGGAGCGGCCGTCCGGTGTGCCAGTCCGGTAGCGGCGCGGGAAACCGGACCACAGTCAGGGCGAAGCCGCGTCCGCGGCCCTCCCCACCAGGAGCAGCCACAAGGGAGCCTCGATGGCCTACGTCACCGAACAAGAGATGATCGACCGCTTCGGCGAGGACACCCTGCGCCAGCTCGCCGACCGCGACGGCGACGGCGGGATCGACGCGGCGGTGCTCCAGGCGGCGATCGACGACGCGACCGCGCTGATCGACGGCTACCTCCTCACCCGTCACGCCCTGCCGCTGCCCACCGTGCCGGACCTGCTGCGCCAGGTGGCCGCCAAGATCGCCTTTCGGCAGCTCCATGTCCACGGCGCGCCGGACGAGGTCGAGGCGATGGCCCGCGAGGCCGAGCGCACGCTGAGCCGGATCGCCAAGGGCGAGATCGTCCTGGACGTGGACGGCGGCGGCGCACCGGCGGGCGGCGCGGAGAGCCCGCCGGCCTTCGAGGGGGCCGAACGCCTGTTTTCGCGCGACAAGCTGGGCGGGTTCTGATGGCGGCCGGCTTCGAGATCACCGTCGACGACGCGCGCGCGAATCGCGCCCTGGCCGCGCTGGCCGACGCCGGCACGGACCTGGCGCCGGTGATGGACGAGATCGGCGCCATGCTGGTGGCCGCGACCCTGGACCGCTTCGAGCGCGGCGTCGCACCCGACGGCACGCCCTGGAAGCCCAGCGGCCGGGCCCAGCGCGAAGGCGGGCAGACCCTGGTCGATAGCGCCCGGCTGCGCGACAGCATCACGCACGACTTCGACGCCCGTTCCGTCACCGTCGGCACCAACGTGGTCTATGCGGCGATCCATCAGCTAGGCGGCACGATCCGGCCGAAGTCCGGGCAATTCCTGAAGTTCCCCGGTCCCGACGGGGCGCCGGTCTTCGCGCGGCAGGTCGAGATCCCGGCCCGGCCGTTCCTGGGCATCTCCGACGGCGACGCGGCCGAGATCGGCGACATCGTCGCCGACCACCTTCGGGAGGCGTTCAGATGAGTCTCCTAAGCCTCGTTGAAGACCGTTTGAACGCCCAGGCCACGCCGCCGCTCCAGCAGGTCGAGGGCGCGGCCAGTTTCGCCGCCCTAACCGAAGCGCAGGCGAAGCCGGTCCCCGCGCGCCAACCCGCCGCCTGGGTGATCCCGGTGGCCGAGCGCGGCGAGACCGGCCAGGCCCGCCTGGTCGGCGCCACCCGCCAGCGCATCGCCCTGCGCGTCGGCGTCGTCATCGCCAAGAGCCACGCCGGCGATCGCAGCGGCGACCGCGCCAGCCGCGAGATGGAGCCGATCGCCCGGGCCGTGCGCGACGCTCTCTTCGGCTGGGCGCCGCCCACCGACCCGCCCGGGGGCTTCGACACCGTGGTCTACACCGGCGGCCGGCTGCTCGCCTTCCGCGACGGCTACGCCTGGTGGCTGGCCGAGTTCGAGACCAGCGAGTCGATCTACCGCAAACGAGGAGAGTCTTGATGTCCGGTGGACGTTACATCCGGCACGCCGGGGGCGGCTACACCCACGAGTCGCCGACCCGCACCCCGAGCCGCGCCGAGGCACGCAAGCAGGCCGCGCCCGCCCCACCAAGGCGCTCAGGCGCCGCGCGGGCTGGACCGAGGCGCTCAGGCGCCGCGCGGGCTGGACCAAGGCGCTCAGGCGCCGCGCGGGCTGGGGAAGCGGTCGAGGGCCTCTATCTGCCCGCCGACCGGCCAACGGACGACGGCGAGGCGCTGCGCGCGGTGAACGACGCGATCGCGGCGGTCCTGGCCGACATCTCGGCGGGCCGCACGCCCGCCGAGGCGCGCACCCAGGACGGCCGCCCCAGGACCAGCGCACTTGAGGCGGTCCTTGGCTGGTCCGTCACGGCCGAGGACCGCGACCGCGCCTGGGCCGCGTTCAAGGCGCCACCCCGGAGGTGGACGCCCCCGGCGGTCGACACCGATCTCCAGACAGAGGAGTAAGCCATGTCGCTGAACTGGCGTGAACGCGTGCTGCTGCTTCAGCACGAAGACACCTACGGCGAACTGCCCAGCCCCTGGGCGTCGGCGCACGCCGTCCTGGCCAAGGATCTCCAGATCACGCCGCTTGCCGGCGACCGGATCAACCGGGATCTCGTCCGCCCCTTCCTGGGCGCACAGGAAAGCGCGATGGTCAACAAGCGGGTCGAGGCGAGCTTCCGCCTGGATGCCGTCGCGGCCGGCGTAACCGCGCTAGACGCCGGCACGGCGCCGCCGCACTCGGCCCTGACCCGGGCGGCGGGCCTGGCCGAGACCATCGTCGGCCCCGACGCGACCATCCAGGCCTCGCCGCCGACGCCCGATCCCGACAACGCGCCGACGGGCAGCTTCACCTACACCGCCGGCGATCCGTACCAGGGCGTGCTGGACCGCACCGTGACCCTGGAATGCACCGCGCCGGGCGCGTCCGGCGTGGCGGAGTTCACCGTCTCCGCGCCGGCGACGCGGCACCTGACGGCCCATAATGAGACCGGCGTGGTGATGACCGACGCCCAGCCCTTCCCGCTGCCGGGCGGCGCCACCATTGAGCCCACGGTGGGCACCGACTTCGCGGTCGGGGACACCTTCACGATCGACCTGACCGCGCCCGGCACTTTCTACATGCCGGTGTCGAATAACTTCGACAGCGCCCATGCCTTCGTGCAGCTGGACCGCAACCGTCACCCGATGGCGGGCCTTCGGTCAAACTTCGGCTTCAACCTGGAGGCCAACAACTACCTGGACTTTATCTACAACGTCGTCGCCCTGTTCGGCGAACCGACCTCCGAAGGGCCGCAGTCCGTGGACTTCTCCGCCTTCCAGGACCCGATTCCGGTTGAGGATGTGTCCACGCCCTGGTTCGCGATCGACGGGATCGAATTCCCGCTGCGCAGCTGGTCGGTGGACCTGGGGCAGAGCGTCAACAAGCGCTCGCTCGTCGGTCAGAACACCGTCGAGATCACCGACCGCCAGTCGAACTCCAACTCCGTGACCATCGAGGCCCCGGACGTGGCCACGAAGAACTTCTTCGCGGACATCGCGGCCAACAACGCGACAGTTGCCGTCGAGGTCATCCACGGCCTGAACCGGGGCGAGACCGTGCACCTCTCCGCGCCCCGGGCCGAGTTGGCCAATCCCCGCTACAGCGAGGAGCAGGGCGTGGCGATGCTGCAACTCGACATGAACCTGCTGCCCACCGACGCCGGCAACGACGAGCTGAAGATCGGAATCAAGTAATGCCAAGGCGCGATGATCGTCATGCATCGCGCCTTGGCCCAGCCCGCGCGGCGCTTGAGCGTCCGGATTTGACCCGCGCGGCGCTTGAGCGTCCGGATTTGACCCGCGCGGCGCCTGAGCGTCCGCGGCCCGCACTGGCATAAGGGAGCTGTGATCCGTGAGCGAGATCGCCTTCGACTTCGACGCCCCGGCCGAAATCTGGTGGCCGGTCCTCATCAATATTCCGGCCGACGGTGGGGTCCTGCGGGAACACCGCGTCGAGATGCTGTTGGCCTACGAAGACGAGCCCGCGATCCTGGCCGACATCAAGCCCGGCTCGGCCAGCGGCCACTTTCCGCCCGCGGACGCGCTCTGCACCGAGAGCGACCGGCTCTATCACAAGGTCCGCGACTGGAAGAACGTGCGCAGCGCGGACGGCCGGGAGTTGCCCTGCGACGACGAGGTCAAGCCCCTGCTGCTGCGACGGGCCAACGTCCGCGCCGGGGTCTGGCAGGCGATCCTGCAAATGGCGAAGGGCGCGCCGGCAAAAAACTCCGAGACGCCGCGCGCCTCTGGGCCCGCGGCGGACGGCGGCGCGCACAAGAGCCGGAAGAAAGCGCCGAAGAAGAAAGCGTCGAAGACCAACTGAGCGCCTGGGGCGCCTCGTCCGAGGTGGTGGCGGCGTATCTGTCCGCGCCCCAGGGAGACAGGCGGGGCGCCACGCATCGGAACGGCCCCCTGCCCATCCTGCCCTGCAACGCGGAGATCGTCCGGGTGTTCCTCTCCTGCCAGACCCAGTGGTGCTATGCCGGCCAATCGGCCGCGCCGGTCAGCCTGGACTACGGCCGGGTCGAGGCGGTGCTGCGCATGCTCGCCATCAAGAAGAAGCGCCGCCCGGCGATCTTCCAGGGCCTGCGGATCATGGAAGCGGCGGCGCTCAAGGTCCTCCAGGAGCAGCACAGCCAGGCCCTCAAGCGCGCCACGGGGCGCGGGAGGTAGGCCGTGGCCGAAGACGTCGTCGTCGGCATTACCCTCACCGCGGACAACCAGGGCTTCCGCGGCGAGATGCGGCTCTCCCAGCAGGAGCTGGAGCGCTTCGGCCGCGGCAGCCGCGAGGCCAGCGAGGCCGTGCGCCAATCCGGCCGCCAAGCCGAACGCGCCAGCACAAACTACGAGGATCTGCGCGAGACCTGGGTAGGTGCCGGATCGCAGGCGCAGGTGCTGCTACGCGCGGTGCAGGCGCTGGGCGTCGGCCTCGGCATCCGCGAGGTGATCCAGTACGCGGACACGTGGCGCAGCGCGGGCAACGCGCTGCGCGTGGTCCAGGGCGAGACCGGCAACGTCGCCGGCACGACCCAGCAGCTGTTCGAGATCGCCCAGCGCACGCGCACCGAGTTTTCGGCCAATGTCCAGCTCTTCCAGCGCCTTTCGATCGCGGCGCAGGAATTGGGGCGCGATCAGGCCGACCTGCTCCGTTTCACCGAAGGCGTGGGCCAGGCGATCGCGGTGTCCGGCGGCAACGCGCAGGACGCCAGCGGGGCGCTGTTGCAGCTCTCGCAGGCGATCGGCGGCACCGTCGTTCGCGCCGAGGAGTTCACCTCGATCCTGGAGGGGGCGCCACGGATTGCCCGTGCCGTGGCGGACGGTTTGGACGCGGCCGGCGGCTCGGTCGCCCAGCTGCGCACGCTGGTCAACGAGGGCGCGGTCTCCAGCCGCGACTTCTTCGACGCCTTCCTGTCGCAGTTGCCGCAGCTCCAAGAAGAATTCGAGCGCACCGAGGCCACCGTCGGCCAGGCGCTCACCGTGCTCAACAACGCGGTCGGGGCGTGGATTGCCGGTGCCGACGAGGCGACCAGCGCCACCAGCACGCTGGCCCAGGGCATTATCGCCCTGGCCGACAACTTCGAGACCGTGGCGGACGGCGCCGTGGCCTTGGGCACGGCGGTGGCCGCCATCGGGCTGGGCCGGGTTTCCTCGTCCGCCGCTGCTGCCGCGCGTAACCTGGCGGTTTACGATATTGCGAGCCGGCGGGTGTCCGCGTCCATGACGGCGGCGGCGGTGGCGGCGCGCGGCCTGAACGCGGCGCTGGCGCTGGCCGGCGGCCCGGCCGGTCTGGCCCTCCTCGCCGCCGGGGCGATGGCCTCGCTGAGTCAGCGGACGAACGAGGCCGAGGCGGCGACGCAGGCCGAGATCGCGGCATCGCGCCAGTTGCAGCAGGAGCTGGCCAGCGGACAGAAGATGAGCCGGGAGACGGCGCAGCAGAAGCTCGACGAAGCAGAGACGCGCCGCGCCAATGCCCTGCAGACGATCGCGGAGATCGAGGCCCAGGTCGCGCTGAACCGGTCGGTGGTCGAGGGTATGCCGCGCCCTGGCCCGACCGAGGACGCCACCAGCGACCGGCTGGCCCAGTTGCGCGAGCAGGCGCGACTAGCGGCCGATAGCGTCGCGGCTCTGCGCAAGCGGCTCGAAGAAAGCGGCGACAGCCCCGACGACCTGGGCGCCGCCGCCGAAGCCAGCAGCGGCAAGGTCGGCGAACTGGCGCAGTCGGTTGCCAATCTGCGCGAGCAACTGGCGGCCTTCGGCGACGGCGGGGAGGCCGGGCTGGAGCGCCTGGAGGCGACTCGGGCCTTTCAGGAAGCCCAGGCGATCCTGGCCGACCTTTCGGACGAGGACCTGCCGGCGGTGCGGGCGGCGCTGGACGCCGCCGGGATCAGCGGCGACACCCTGGCCGACCGCCTCGCGCGGCTGATCCTGCGGGAGAACGAGCACAGCGAGGCGCTCAAGGCCAAGGTCAAGGCCCTGCGCGACGAGCAGCGCGCCCAGAAGGACGCCACCGAGGCCCGCCAGGAACTCCAGCAGTCGCTGGAGCGGGAACTCGCCACCGCGCGCGAGCGCCTGCGCATCGCCGCTCTGGACGAACGCAGCCGGCGCATCGAGGAACGCCTCCTGGAGGTCACCAACCGCGCCCGCGAGCGCGGCATCGAGTTGACCGACGCGGAGATCGCGGCCAAGCGTCGTCTGATCGCCGAGACGGTTGATTTGGAAACCCAGGCCGAGCGGACGCGGGAGGCGATCGAGCGCCAGGCCGAGACCGGACAGGAGACGGCGGACGTCCTGCGCGGGGTTTACGAGGAGGTCGGCCGGTCCATCCAGCGGACGGTGAGCGACGTCATCGTGGACGGCCTGGAAGGCGACCTCGATTCGGTCGCCGACATCATGGACCGCTTCAAGGCCATCGTGTTCCGGGCGTTTGCCGACATTGCAGCGGCGGGGATCAGCCAGAACTTCCTGCTGCCGGCCGTGGGCCAGGTCCTGGGGGCGGCCGGCGCCAGCTTGGGCGGGACTGGCGGCGCCCAAGGCGGCCTCGACCCCACCGGCGGCGCTTTGGGCGATGCGCTGGGCCTGGGCCGGTCGCTGGGCGCGGACCTGGTGCCGGGTGGTTTTGGTGGGATTAACAGCGCGATCAACGGCTTTGGCGCAAACCTCGGCTTTGCCAGCGGCGCCGGCGGCGGAACGCTGGGCGCGAGCGCGGGTGCGCCAGGCTTTATCGGCCCGAACACGAGCGGGCTATTCGGGTCCACCACGCTCAGTGGCTTCCTGGGCGGCGCCGGTGCGGGCTTTGGCGCGGGCAGCTTCGCCAACAGCCTCGTCGGCGGCGAGGGCGGCCAGGTCGGGTCAGGGATCGGGGCCGCCGGCGGCGCGGCCATTGGGTCGGTGGTGCCGGGCATCGGCACGTTGGCGGGCGGTCTGATCGGCGGCGGCCTGGGCGGGCTGATCTCGGGACTATTCGGCGGTGGCGGCAAGGATTTCAACCTGGAGACCGCGCCGACAATCGACGGCCTGACCGCGGGGGCCGGGCGGCGCGAGACGCCCTTTGGGTTTATCGCGGTGCAGGAAAGCGGCATCAGCGGCCGCGAATTCGAGCGTGGCCTGACCGGGCAGATCGCGCCGCTGGACCAGCGTGTTGCACAGCGGCTGTCCGCCTCGGAAATCGAGGCCGTGCGGGCGGCGTTCGCCGAAGGCAACGGCGTCAACGTCGATGTCGGCAAGGAAATCGACCAAAGCGAGATCGCCCAGGCCATCGGCGACCGCTTCGTCACGATCTTCGATGCGATCAATGCCGAGGTGCCCGATTTTCTGGCCAAGGCGGCGCGCACCGGCAAAGAGGGCAACGAAGAGGCGCTGGAAGACGCCCTCGACGAGGCGTTTGGCATCCTGGATTTCCGGGCCGAATTCGACGCGCGCGTCCGCGAGCTGACGACCGGCCGACCTGATAGTGAGCGCCTGACCGAGCAGGTTCAGCAGCAGATCGACAACGAGCTGACCGCGATCGACAATTTCCTCGCAAATGTCCGAGAGGCATTCCCTGAGACGATCACCCGTACCCGCGAGGCAGAGGTCACCGTTGAGCGTGTCGTCAACGGCCGCACTGGCGAGACGCGCGAGGTGACCGATACGCGCACCGTCAAGGAGGACGTGGACACCAGCGCCGAGTCCGAGCGTCGCCTGGCCGAGGCGCGGGAGGCGTCGCGCGCGGTATTGGAGCGCCTGCTGGGCATCCGCGAGAGTGAGACAGAGTCCGTCTCGGGTCTGGCCCGGCAGCAGCAGCGTCTGGAGGCGGTGCTAGCCAGGGTACAGGACCCCACGTCCGACCTGCGCGAGACCATGGACCGCCTGGGCGTCAGCGCATCCGCCGCCGAGGCGAGCGTGGCCGAGCAGATCGCGGCGACTGAGGATCGGCGCGCCGCGTCCCTGCGCCTGGAGGCGGAAGGGCTGTCCCGGGTCGGCGACCGCGTCCTGGCCGTGAGTCAGGGGCTGGACGCCCTGAGGACAGAGGCGGATGCCGTCGGCGTCTCCGCCGAGACCGTCGCGGACGTCATCGACCGGCGCTTCGACGCGGCGTTGTCCGGTGTGTCAAGGGATCAAATCCCGGCGCTGATAGACGTCTTTGAGGTCCTTGAAGGGTCGATTCCCGGCCTGGATGCCGCGCTGGCGGAGCTGGGCGAGCGCGCGACGGAGGCGGCGGGGGCGGTGTCCGAGGCCACGGCCGAGAGCCGTCGCCGGGCGGCGCTGCTGGCGCTGGAGGCCGACGGCCTGCGCGGTGCGGGCGCGCGCGCGGTCGAGCTGGCGGCCGGTGCGACCCGCCTGGCCGACGCCCTGGCGACCGGTCAGATCGACGCCACGCAGATGGCGGCGATCCTGGAGCGGCGCGTGGGCGGCGCGCTGGACCTGACGGCGACCGAGGCCGGGGCGCTGGAGCAGGCGCTGGCGCCACTGGCCAGCGACGTCCCCGGACTGTCCACGATCCTGGATACATTGGGCGTGGCCGTTACGGAAGCCAGCGACGCGGTCGCGCAGGCGGCACAGCGGTTCCGTGCCGCGCAGCAGGATGCGCAGCAAGACATCGCACAGATCGGCGTCGATCGCACGGGCATCGAGGCGGCCCGGGACAGCGGCATATCGCGGGTGCGCGAGGCCGGTGGGTCGCCGGCGGCGACGCAGCTCCTGGAGCGGCTGGCAGGGACCACCAATACGACGACGGCGCAGGACGTGCTGGACGATATCAGCGATTTCGTGGGCTCGGCGCCGTCCCGCAGCACATTCGGATCTCGCCTGCGCGCCGAGCTGGAGGCCGTCGGGGCGACCTTCGACGGCGACCAGGCGCAAGTGACACTGCCCAACGACGATGGCGGCACCACGACGGCGAGTGTGGACCTGTCGCGATCCGCGCAGGACATCGCCGCCTTCCTGGGCCAGTTCGACGGCCTCGGCGATTTCGATTTGCCCCGCCTGGGCGGCAGCGAGGGCGTCTTCGCGGCTTTGAGCGGTGCCGCGGCCCGAATATTCGACGCAATCGAGGCGGTTGAGGCGGCGTCGGCGCGGGGCGCGGCTGAGCGCGCCGCCGCGCAGCGGCGCGAGGAAGCCCGGCTGGCGCAGACACAGGTATCCAATCCAGACCTCTTTGGCTCTCCCAAAATCGACACGCGGATCACGGCGGCGGGGCTGCGCGACACCGCCGTCGCGGATGTGCTGTCGGAGATCAACGGGAGTCTGGACGTTGAGGTCGCGCGGGATTTCGCGGCGGAAATCCTGGACGTGGCGGACTCGGGTGATACGGCGGCATCGGCTATCGGGGTGCTGACCGATGTGCTGGCGGCATCGGGGCAGGCGGCGCAGACGGCGGCGGCGGATTTCGACCGCCGCGCTCAAGCCGCGCAGCGCGCCGCGAACAGCGATATCTTCGGTGACAGCTTGACGCGGCAGGTGGTGGCGCGTGGCCTGGACGGCGGCGCCTTCGACGGCGTCCTGCGCGAGGCCATCGCGGCGGCGCAGGACGGCGATCTGGACCGCGACAGCGCCGGACGCATCGGCGCCGTGATCCAGTCCATCGCGGACAGTGCCGAAGAGGCCGCGCCGGTGCTGGAGGTGCTGTCGTCGGCGCTGGCCGAGAGCGAGCGCGTGGCGCGCGAGCGCGAGCGCGCCATCGCAGACGCCACCCAAAGCCGCATCCGCGAGATCGAGGACGCGACGCAGGCCGAGGTCCGGGCGCGCGAAGACGCGGTCGCGGCCTGGCGGCGCGCGACCGAGTCCCTGGACCGGGGCCTGACCAGGCTGCGCTTCGACGAGTCGGTCTCGCCGCTCGGCCCCACCGGCCGGATGGAAGCACTGCGCCAGGAGTTCGAGGACACGGCGCAGCGGGCGCTGGCGGGCGATCCCGAGGCGGCGGCTGCGCTGGAGACGCTGAGCGTCGATTACCTGCAGGACTTTCGCGAATTCTCCGGCGACTTCGGCGCGTTCAAGGCCGAGAACGAGCGCGTCCGGGGCATCCTGGAACGCGTGCGGGACAACGCCCAGCAGCAGATCACGGCCGAAGAGCGCCAGATCACCGAGATCGAGGCCAGCGCCGAGCGCCAGATCACCGCCATCGAGGCCGCCTCCGAGCGCCAGATCGCCGCCACCGAAGCCGCCGCCGATCGCCAGGCCGAGGCGATCGCCGAGGCGCTCGACCGGCTGGGCCGCCCAGGTCTCGGGGACGCGGCGCGGCCCGAAACATCGGGCGGCAGCGTCGAGCCGATCGGCATCGAGGAGGCCCGCGCCAGGCTCTCCCCCGTGGCGAGCGACATCGATGCGGCGGACACGGGCGGCGATATCCGTGTCCAGCCCATAGAGGCGGATGACGGCCGCAACGCCTTCGCGCTGCTGGACAGCAGCGGCGCTACCCTGGCCGTCGGCGGTGGACCCGCCGATACCTTTTCGCCGGCGGCGCTGGCCGAGACGGCGGGCCTCGACCCCGATCGCCTGCAAGGGTTCGAGTCCGGCGGCATGACCCCCGGTGGCGGCGAGGTGGTGCGCATTCACAACGACGAGCTGCTGTTCACCGGGCCGCCCAGCCGGGTCTTCAACGCGGCGGAGAGCGAACGGCTGCTGTCGGGCGGCGACAACGACACCATCGTCGCGGCGGCCGAGCGCACGACCGTGGCCGTCGGCCGGGTCGCGGCGCTGCTGGGCGAGGCCAACGCCCGGCTGGCCGCCCTGGAAGAGCGCGTGGGCCGCCAGGGCGAGGCCATCGACAACCTGCGCCGGGCCTCGGGCCAGACCAACCGACTGCTGGAGAAGCGCGCGGCATGACAGTCTTCGCCTATCTGGTCGAGCTGACCCTGACGTCCCCCGGCGGCGACCCCGTCACCGTCGGGCTGTCCGACGTGCCGGTTCGGCCCTTCCCGTCGAGCGATCCCGACCGGCCGGGGCAGGGCTATCTGCCGATCCTGGCGGAAGCGCCGGTGATCACCAGGGATGCCTTCATCGACCTGACCCGGGGCGCCGGCGGCCTGGGGCGCGGCGAGCTGTCGGCCGCCAACGCCGAAGGCGACCTGACCGCCTTTCGCGGCCATGCCGTGACGGCCATCGACGTCCGCTGGGGTCCCGTCGGCGGCGCCTGGGCCGACTACGTGGCGCTTCTGGCCGCGCGTGGCGAGGCGGCGCGCTTCGCGGTCTCCACCGAACAGCCGAGCCGCGTCACCATCCCGCTGTTCGACGAACGCGCCATCCTGGAGCAAAACGCCGCGCGCGCGACCTTCGCCGGCACCAACACCGGCGCGACCGGCTACGAGAGCACGCCGGACGCCCTGCAAGGCCAGGGCAAGCCCGAGGCCTGGGGCGATCTGTCCCGCGCGCACGTCCCCGCTGTCTGGGCCAACGCCGTCCGTCAGGTGGCGCAGCTCCACAACGGCCCGATCGACGCCCTGCTGACGATCGCGGATCGCGGCCAGGACGCCGGCCTGGTCAACGCGGGCGACTTTAGCGGGGCGGACTTCGACACCCTGATGCTGAACACCGGCGCGTACGCGACCGACAAGGGGCGCGGGCTGGTGCTGATCGAGGCCGGGCTGAGCGGCCCGGTCACCTTCACGCTGCGCGGCGACGCGGCGGGCGGCTTCGTCGACACCGTTCCGGCGCTGATGAAGCGGCTGCTCCAGGCCTGGGGCGTGCCGGCGTCGCGCATCGGGGACAGCTTCGACGCCCTCGACGCGCCGCAGCGGGTCGGCGTGTGGGTGCAAGGCACCGAGCCCCGGCGCCAGATCCTCGACCTGCTGTGCCGCTCGATCGGCGCCTGGTGTCTGCCGGACGCCCTGGGGGTCTGGCAGATCGGGCTGCTGCGCCCGCCGCAGGGGACACCGCTCGATACCTGGACCGAGCACGACCTGGTGGCGATCGCCACCGGCGACCCGGCGATCGAGGTGCCGGCCTGGAAGATCACCGTGCGCTACGCCCGCAACCTTACGCCGTTGCGCGAGTCGGACATCGCCCCCGCGCTGACCGATCCGGCCAGCGCCGACCACGACCCCGAGCTGGTGGCCGAGTTGCGCGAGCCCTGGCGCCGCGTCGTCTGGCAAGACGACACAATCAAGGCGGCCTGGCCCACGGCCCGCGAGATCACCGTCGACACCGCGTTGGTCGAACGGGCCGACGCGCAGGTGCTGCTGGACGACGTGCTGGTGCCGTTCCACGGCGTGCCGCGCCAGGAGCTGGAGCTGGTGCGCGAACTGACGCCCGCGGCTCTCGGCCGGGCGCTGGGCGACGAGATCCGCGTGGACTATCCACCGCAGGGGATCGACGCCGGCATGATCCTGACCTCGATCGCCCCGGCCGCGCCGGATCGCCATCTGGTCACCTTCAAGGCGGCGGGGTGAGCCATGGCATCCGGACGGCTCTTCCACCGCAACCATGCCCTTGAGGCCACGTTCAGCGGCGGCACCTGGGACCGGCCGCTGGCCAACCTGATCAACCGCCGCCTCGTGTCCGCGCCGGCGCGCTGCATCGACGCCACGAACCCGGCGAGCCCGCAGGCCCTGGTGGACCTCGGCAAGCGGCGCTTCGTGACGGGCCTGGGGCTCTTCGCGACAACGTTGCAGCGCTCGGCGCAATTCCAGGCCATCGCCTGCGAGGACGCGACGGTCGAGGCCGACGGGTCGGTCACGCCGATCGACGTCACCTGGGACAGCGGCTGGCGGGACGTCTTTCAGCGCATCCACCGCACCGCCGACCTCGATTATGAGGATTCCAACTGGTGGGACGGCAAGGCCGAGGACGCCTTGCTCGACGCCTACGGCCGCCAACTCGTGCTGCCGGTCCCCGCGGGCGTTTCAACGCGCTATCTCGTGCTGCGCTTCGACAACGCCGGCGTGGCCGAGTTCGACCTGGGCTATCTCTACGTCGCCCGGCCGTGGGTCCCGTTCTGGACCTACGAGTATGGCCGCGAGCTGCCCTACGAGGGCCGCAGCCTGGTCGATGAAACGCCCGGCGGCGTCGAGGTCCTGGATAACCGCCCCGGCCGCCGGCGGCAGCGCGTCACCTTCCCCTTCCTGTCGCGCGCGGAGGCCAACCAGTTGATCGACATGCGGGTGCGCAACGGCCTGGCCGAGCCGGTGGTCTTCGTGCCCGACATCGACGATGCCGCCAACCTGTACCGCGAGGCCTTCCTCGCCACGGCCACCTTCTCGTCTCCGCCGACCGAGACCCACCGCAACGGCGAATGGTCGGCCAGCCTCGACCTGCAGGAGATCATCGGATGACGATCGACGACCAGATCAGCCGGCTCAAGGACGGCTACTACAATTCCAGCCCGGTTTCCGACGCCAACCCGGGCGGCCTCGCGGCCGACGGGCACAGCACCAATCTGCCCGCGCTGCTCGTGGATGTCGGCGCGGTCGGCGAGCACGCCGGCACCGCGGCGGCCGAGGCCGAAACATCGGCCGAAAGCGCGGCGACCAGCGAAGCGAACGCGGCGACCAGCGCAACCAACGCGGCGGCCAGCGCAAGCGCGGCGGCAACCAGTGCTGTGGCCGCCGCCGATAGTGCCACCGCCGCGGCGGCGAGTGCGGACGCGGCCCAGGCGGCGATCGAGCTGGGCGATCCAGCCCTCGACATCCCGGCCGAGGTGTTCATGGGCCAGACCGTCGCCATCACGATCACCAACTTCGACAGCACGATCGTCTACGATATCGCGGCGGACCTCGGCACGGTCACCCGCGATCGCGAGACGCTGACCTACACCGCGCCGTCGGCGTCCGGGACCGAGACGATCACGATCAATGGACGCGACGTGAGCTTTGCGATCCAGCCCGACGCCCTGGTGCCGCCGGACATCCCCTCGCCGGCGGACGGCGCGGTCGATATCGGCGAGACGGTGACGCTGGCATCCAGCGACTTCGCCACCTTTTCCGGCGATCCCGACACCCATACCGCCAGCCAATGGCAGATCGCGACGGACAGCGGCTTCACGTCGATCGTCTTCGACAGCGGCACGGACACGGGCAATCTCACCTCGATCGACGCGGGCCCGCTCAGCACCAGCACGACCTACTACACCCGGGCGCGTCATCAGGGGCAGGATCTGGGCTGGTCGGATTGGGGATCGGCGATCAGCTTTACCACGGCCGACAGCTTCCTCGACCCGATCGGCGATCCCGGCACGCAGGCCTTCGGCGTCGCGGCGGCCCCGTCCCTGCCGAGCGGCTTCACGGCGCTGTCCGGCAGTGAGGACCCGGCGAGCGACAACTACGGCACCTACCAGTACAGCGACGGCTCCATCATGTGCTGGGTGCCGAAGTTCTACTACCGGATCAACGCCGCCAACAACCCAACGGCGGGCGAGTTCGCGCCCAACGACATCGACATCAAGGGCACGGACGCCTTCGCGACGACGGCGGATGCCGAGGGGGCCGGCTACGTCCTGCACCGCGCCTTTATCGACGGCGGTGTCGAAAAGAACGGCTTTTTCGTCGACAAGTACCTGTGCAGCCCGAACGGCGACCACGGGTCGAGCGTCAAGGACGGCGTGCCGATCTCGCTGACGACCAGCACGTCCTACACCAGCAGCGACGGCATGGCCGCCGGCGCCACCGGCATCCTGGCCGACGCCGTGCTGCTGTCCCGCAACCGTGGCACGGGCTTCCACGCCTGCTCTATGTTCATCTACAGCGCCCTGGCGATGCTCGCCCTGGCCCATGCGCAGGCGGCGACCAGCACGACGCACTGCGCGTGGTGGGACGACGCCGGCACGACGAGCTACCCGAAGGGGGCGAACGACGGCGGCTTAGGGGATGTGGACGATGCCGAGGTGGCCTACACAACGGCCGGCGATAGCGGCAGTAGCGCCAAGCCCCTGACGGGCAGCGGTGCCCCCTTCGCCAAGACCACCCATAACGGCCAGGCCAGCGGCGTCGCGGACCTGAACGGCGCGATGTGGGAGACGGCCTTGGGCCTGACGATGCCGGGGCCGGATGCGACCGCTTCCTCGACGACGCCATTCGACCAGACCAGCGGGCTGTGGGTGCTGCGCGAAACCCAGGCACTCGCGGACCTGACCGAGGGCTGGGACGGGGCGACCGACGCGTGGCAGTCTTCGGCCAACATCGACACGCTCTACGAAAATCACGTGGTGTCGCTGACCGACCAAAGTCAGGATTGGGGCGCATCCGGCGTCGCCTCTTTGTCCGGCGATGCCACCGGCCTCGGCTATATCACCGACTCGCTGGCGCTGGCCGTCGATGACAGCGGCGTGTCCGCCGACGGCACCAACCTCTTCGGACAGGATCGGCACAACATAAACCGCCGAGAAAATCTTGTCCCGCTCGTCGGCGGGAACTGGAGCGTCTCGGCGGGCGCCGGGGTGTTTGCCCGCACCGCCACCTCTTTCCGCTCGTTCTCGTACGCCAGCATCGGGTTCCGTGCGGCCGCCTATGGTTCGTAATCATGGATCGCTTGCCAGGGAGACTGCAATGCCGGTGATCTACCGCTATCAGCCCGTCATCACGCCGGGGCCGGACGGCACCGTGATCCGCCACGCCGATACCGAGGCCGGGGAGATCACGCCCCTGTGCGAGCTGGACGGCTGGATCTATATCAGCGTGCCCGACGGCGTGGCCCTGCCGCCGCAGCCGGACGGGATCACGCCGGAGCAGGTGACGGTGACTCGGGACCTGCGGGATCGGCTCGTCCGAGCTGCCGCACCGCTCAAGGGGACCAAGCAGGCCGCGCGCCGGCGCGTGGCTGCCGCCGCCGGTGACGCACAGGATCAGATCGCCGACCTGGAGATGCGTGTCGCGATGGCGGAGAGGCTGCTCTACGTGATGGCGCCGTACCTGCTGGACGGACAGGCGATCCCGACCGATGTGCGCGATGGTTTCGCGGCCAGCGTCCAGGCATACACCGATGCGCTCGCCGCCGGCGATCTGCGCGCCCGCGTGGACCTGGAATATCAGGCCGACGTCGTCCCCCGCATGATCTCGCGGGCCACGGAGGTCACGGATGCGGTCGCGGATCACGTTGCCGAAATCGAGAAGCTGATCCCGAGGCCGGCGTGATGTGTCGCCCCTGCCGCTACGTCTACAACGTTGCCCTGGCCGTCGATCAGCTCGCCTCGGCCATTTTCGGCGGCGACCCGGACGAAACGCTCAGCAGCCGCTTCGGCCGCGCGCAGCGAGCCGGCAAGCGCTGGGCCAAGGTGGTCTGCCGAGTGTTGGACGTCGTCCATCCCGGGCACTGCGAATGGGCCATCGAGCATGACGAGGGCCGCGCCGAGGTCTGGCGCTGGCATTGACGGTTCGGCGACCGCCCGGCCCTCGTGCCGGGCTTTTTTTGATCCAAAGGAGAAAGAGCCATGTTCGAGACTCACGATATCGCCAACGCCGACTTCGACGTCGTCACCTTCAACGGGGAAATGGCCGGGTTCTTCGACGCGGAGATCGGCTTCTTTCGCCTGGACAACCCCAACGTGCAGCTCGTGCAGCGGCCGGACGCGGCGGATGCGCCGGACGTCGGCCCCTATTTCGACGTGGTGCTGATCGGGCCGGACAGCACGGGCGGGGACGACGGCTTCGGCGCATAGTGCGGCCGGCCCCGCTGTCGCGACGTGTAGTCGCCGCAGCGGGGCCGCAGCCGCGCGACTGCGACTGGGCTCAGCGCCGGGCGATCGTCACCTCTGTCTGGCCGGCCGGCGTCATGACGCAGCGGGCGGTATGGGGCAGGTCCATGCCCAACGCGTTCGACGCGCTGAAGTCGAAGCGCACGACCCAATTGCCCAGCGTCTTGGACCGCCGGGCCGACAGGCTCCAGAAATCCCGGTCCAAGGATTCCGGGAAAGCAAGCTCGCGCCGCAAGGCCTTCGTGCAGGCGCTGACCGCGTCTCCTTCGGAGAAGCGATCCGCCTTCTCGGACTGGCTGAGCACCGCGTCACCCTCGTCGGATTCAGAGATATAGAAGCGTTCGCGGTTGGCACAGTCAACGAATACGACCGGGCGATCCGGTGGCCTGGAGCGGCTGTCCGATAGTCCGACAATTTCGACCCGGTCGCAGCGCTGGCTACCTGCCGCCGTCTTGGCTGCCGCCTGCTGCAAGGCCTCAATGCGCGCGACGCCCTCCTCACCCCAGGCCTTCCAGGTCTTGGGGTATCCGCTACGGGTTATATCGGCGACCGCATGTTTCCCAATGGGCGCGGGGGTGGATCGTTGGCCGGTCTTGTCGCCGGATTTTTCGCCTTCATCGCCACACCCGACCAGCAAAACGGCCGCGATGAAGCAGCCCGCGACAGCACCAATTCTGACCCTCATGCCCCCCTCCCGTTGCACACCCAAGGGTCGCCACGGTCCCATAACCCTCGCGTCCCTTCAAGCAAGGTTTAAGCCGAGATCAAAGCTCATGGGGACTGGTCTCAAGCCCGCCGCCGCGCTACCGACCGCAGTGGCAAAAGGCATTGTCACCGGTGTCAAAAGCTGGCGCCGCGCTACAGTTGGCACAGCCCGGTTTGTGTTGCCCTTGAGTGTGCCAAATTTGTGCCAAAACGCGAGAAAGCCCCGATCTTGTGGATCGGGGCTTTCTGCTTTTCGCTGTGATTTCAGCGTCTTGTTTGGTTGCGGGGGTAGGATTTGAACCTACGACCTTCAGGTTATGAGCCTGACGAGCTACCTGGCTGCTCCACCCCGCGGCTGAGGGTTTTTGGTTTTGGGGTGGTTTTGTTTGTGATCGGGGTAAAGCCTGGGGTTGGGGCGCGCCCGGCTTTGGGGGACGCTGGATGGCGCCCTGGGGCGATGCCACGGGTACGGTTTTTTTGGGGGGCGCGGTTTTTTGGATGCGCGGTTTTTTTGGATGCGCTGGCAAG